AGTTGTACTCAAAATCATAACGTATGCTTTAAATTATTGAAAATTAAACACTTAATACTACTGCTATTTTTCCGTGCAGTTTTTATTCAGGTTTTTCACTATTTCTGACGTGAAGCCAGCAGCGTAGAAGTCACCCGAACCAAGGAGCAGCCAGTATGGGTTGACGTGATAGTCGCGTACCAGGAACTGAACCCAGGACGGACGGAAGCGACCGTAGCACTCGGCAGGCTTGTCTCGAAGGGATATGGCGTTCCAGCGGTTGAGACCGTATCGGTCCGTTATCGTCTTAAGACCGCCTATGCAGCCGTCAGCCTTCAAACGGTCGAGGGCATCAAAGAAGCGCACGGCTATATCAACATCAGCGGACATCAAATTTTTCTCTTCCATATTATTCCTTTAACTTTTTGTAGGCACGACTGAAAACGCTTTCCAGCCTTGCACGATGATTATTCAATCTTTGCGACCAGTCCTGCAATTGAGCCAGCGAGGGGCGAGAAGCCAGCAGCCCATCCACCTCGGAAGGGGTGAGCACTGGCAGGTATTTCTCGTAGGCGAGAAGAACACTAAGATACTTCATTCAAACACGAATTGCCGAGGTTGTTTCTTTCTTTTAATTTCATCAAAGCCACCTTTGGCAACATCAGCTAGACTTTTGTAGGTATAGAATGATGAGGATGGAAGAAACCCTTTTTTGTTTTTGATGGTAACACCTTCTGCGGATGGGATAAAGAGGAAACCTTCTACCTTTCCAGTTGTTACCTCGTTTCCGTCAATCGTGTCGTCAAGTCTGTAAGTCCTACCCTCTTCTTCACCTTCAAGTGAGACAAGAAATTTGAGCGTTCTTTGCAGTTCGTTTCTTCCACGAAACCTAAGATAGAAAGATTCAATCATCTTAGCTGAATTAACATTGTTTATCTGCCAGTAATACACCGTGTCTTTTTGCGGCTCAAAAACGGTGTAGCTAATAACTGGAGAAACGTCATAACTCCTAGATAAAAGTGTTTGCGAACGCACACCCACGCACGCAAGCGCAAGCACGAATAACATTATTATCTTTTTCATATTACTTTTCGTTTAAATGATTTATATTTCTTTCGTAGAACTCATTCCAAGCCTTTTTCTTGATGAAGACGAAGAAGAGCAGCAACCCTAGGGCGACCATCAGCAGGTGCAGCGGCTGGCGCAAGACTCCGAACCCGAAGGAACGCTGGAAGTCGATGCAGAACGAAATCAGCACTCCGTAGGTAGCGAACGCTCGATGCACCCAGCAGAAGCCATAGGCTAGGCTGACGATGATCCAGGCAATGAAGCCGAAGAGCGAGCAGTCGAATATCCACTCCGTGAGTTTTACTCGAATGCCGAATGAGAGCAGGGCGCAGTGTACCAGCATCACAAACGCACCCACTGGAGGGATAATGCCTATTATCAACCTGCTGGCCTTCCATAGCCAGCTTTTACCGAGAGCGGCAAGAAGAATCTTCTCCTTCCGTTCTATGAAATCCTCACCTTTCATCGTTACTTAGAATTTTAGTTGATATTATACCTGGAGCGAGAACTAAAGTTCACGCAACCACTTCTGACCCGATTTAGTCTTAGACCAAATTACGAGACTAGTGCCGATGATAGCACCTAAACACATTACTAATGCAAATCCTTCCATAATCTTAAATGTTATTATCGTTATACTTCATTACGTCATTTGCGAAGCACGCAAAAGTTATTGCACTCAACGCACCAGCTATGATGCACACGTAATTATATACTCCCATTTCACCACCAGCGAACAACGGAGACAATCCACCTATGCCAGTGCCACTGATGAACAGATTTGAAACACCATACAAGTAATCGCAGAGTTTCGAGCGTCTGTCGTGCTCTTTGTTTGACTTACTGACCATTCTTTTTCCTTTTGCAAAGTTACTAAATTATTTCTGCCCGACAATGGCAAGCAGGGTTTTTACTTGACTTTGCAGGAACTCATTCTGTTCTCGCAGCAGTTTATTCTCAGCAGCCAAGGCAGCATCACCAGCGAAGGTCTGCGAGACGTTGGAGCTGTTAGAACCATTGACGTTTGAACCTATGACAGCCGCTTCCATCTCGGCAGGGAGGGGAGGGGCACACTTGTCGATGATTTCCTTTATCTTTTGTATGAAATCAATTTTTATAGTTTTGCGACCAAGACGAGCCTGCACATTCTGTGGTGTAGTCCCCAGTTCTCTAGCTACATCGCTCATTGTCAAGCCCGAACGCTTTATATACTGTTTTAATTCTTCTCCACTCATAATTGTAAATCAATTTAAAATTAATTAAAAACTTACTAAAAACAACTGCAAAACAATTGTTTTTCAATTTCTTTTTTGTATTTTTGCAACCGAATTACAAAACGAGTTTAAAAACTCATTTGCAAAGATAAAGAAAATAATTTAAAATACAAAAAAAATGGGAGAAAATTTCAATTATGATTTTCGAACACCGCTGCAGAAGCAGCAGGACGAACGAAAGAAGAACATCATTGCGATGTTCGCTGATTTCCGAGCAAAGGCACCTGCCGAGACTTCGGACAGCAGAATAATGCTTGCAGTATCGCAGCAAGTAGGCTGTACCCAGCAGAACGTGCGTGTCATCCTCATCAAGGCTGGATTGATAACACCCAAGAAGAGACGTGCAGCCGTGCGCAAGTAATCAAGTCGAACCAATTAACATTCAGAGCGTATGAAGAAGTTTATCGAGTTTGTGACAAGTGACGTGTTCTTATCAGTGGCATTTGCTGCCATATTATTAACTTTAATCTTTTGGAGGGCATAGGTATGACGAACATAGAACCAAAGGTAGCGGATGCAGGCAGATACACAATGACAGAGACCTGCAAGGCATTGGACATCCATCGCAACACCCTGCGCAGATGGGTGCAGGCAGGAAAGATGAAGGTCAAGTTCCGCAGAATCGACAACCGCAAGGTTATCGAGGGCAAAGAAATCAAGAGAGCGTGGAGGGTTGCCCTATGAGCAAGTTATCAATCAATATGCGCAGGATGATCGTTAAGTACACAGACATCTGTTGGCTTATCACTAACTGGAAGTCGAATCGCAAGACCAGAAAGTGCTGCGAACTGAACAACAAGTGCTATTTGGAGGCAGAGCGAAGAATCCAGTACAGAGAGTTTGAAGGCAACCTTTGCGTGGCACTGGATAACATACCGCTCATACCACTTGACGGAACGGACAACGAGGTATTGAAGTCGTGCCGTGAGACCTTCCAACGTTACATATTCAATCAGAGAGGAGGTAACAAATGAGGAAGATTATCGAGGAGTGCAGGAAGAAGATGTACGAAGCCATCTGGCTGGAGATAGACCGAGACCCACAGCGACCAGCGGTTGCAAGGGTGGACATCAAGACCAAGGCAGGAGCCATCTGCGTATGGAGCGACAGCGTGGGCAACATCGCGGTCGTGACGCACAAGGGCAGCAATAACGACAGCGAGCGGCTGGAGGAAGCCATCGAGGGCTGCGTCAACTATCAAGACGTGATGGACGACTGGCTGGAGGAGAACAGCCAGTACGCAGACCAAGACCCGATGGACGCTTTCAGCGAAAGCAGGCTCGACATTCTTATGGCTCAACTTGTTTAAGCTTTATAAATTATTATAACAGTTATTTGACAATTAAATCCCCACAGCGGTGGGTAAAGGGCGCACGCAAAGATTCATACTGGTTAGGTTGTTTAGTGTTTATACAGATATGCGGAAACTGACAGCGTGCGCCCTACAACGGAAGGGCATCCATCGGCAGCAGGCAAGGGTGGGGTAAGTTTTGGCAGTCAACTGTGGTTCGAATCCACAGCCTTCCACTAGAGTTAATTAAAAGATTATGTTGAACTAGAAATTGAACGAATTATGGAAAATGAGATTATTCAAGTAAGCGGTGGCGAAATGCTGGAAGCCATCAACCGCTCGGAGATTGACGGACAGATTGCCACAGCGCACAAGTTCCCGAGAGACATCATGCAATGCAAGCAGAATATGGTAGCACTGGCAGCGATGGACGATGATGTGGCATACAACTGCTTTTATCACCTGGAGCGCAAGGGCAAGGACGGACAGGTTTCAATCATCGAGGGTCCGAGCGTGAGATTCACCGAGATTATATCAGCCTGCTGGAAGAACCTCCGCATCGCAGGTCGCATCCTCGCAAACGATGGAAAGACCATAACAGCGCAGGGCGTCTGCCACGACCTCGAGAGCAACGTGGCCTACTCTGTAGAAGTGAAGCGCAGCATCCTGACCTCGAAGGGATACACCTTCTCGCAGGATATGCAGGTGGTAGTCGGCAATGCAGCCGTGGCGATCGCCCAGCGTAACGCAATCTGCAAGGTCGTGCCGCAGGTATTGATTGCAAGCGTGGTGAAGGAAGTGCAGGCGAAGGCTCTCGAGCACATCAAGCAGACTGGCGTGCAGAGCCAGTGGAAGAGCTGTGTTGCCTGCTTCCAAGCCTACCAGGTAACAGACCTTATGCTGCTTGACTACATCGGGAAGAAATCAGCCGAGGAAGTCACGGCAGAAGACATTCAGAAGCTTGGAGGAGTGTACAACGCCATCAAGGAAGGAACGACCACCGTAGAGGAGACCTTCAAGAAGCCAAAGCAGCAGGAAGCCATCGCACAGCAGGCGCAGGCAGCAGCCGAGAGCGCACAGCAGAAGGCAGAGAAGGCAATGAGCCGCAGCCAGGGCAAGACTGGCACGGCAGCGAAGAAATAAGCCATTTTATTATAACGTTAAGCCCGAACCGCCACGGTGCAACCTATGGGGTGGGGTCCCATCACAACATACCAAGGGAAGCCGTGGCAACTATTAGACATTCAGTAAAAATTATGGCAGAAAAAGAAAACAATCAGAGACACGAGAGCACCATCGACAAGTACTTCAGTAGAACCGCAGATGGTTACAATGCATGTGTCGAGGAAGGCAAGGAAGACAGAAACTATTTGCAGATAGCGGCTGAGACAACTGGAGATACGGACGAAGAAGGAAACCAAGGTTTCGATTTCCATATTGCCTATTCCGGAAAAGTCAGTATCCTTGCAAGCGGAATTGCTCAAACAATGCAGAAGGATTTATTCCTTCGCCATCTTATTATTGAAGCAGCGAGAAAGTATTTTGCAGCAGAAGATAAAAAATAAAAGATATGAAACAGATTATTAAGTACAAAAGCAGAGAGGAGTGGTTGCAGAACCGCTCGAACGGAATAGGTGCATCAGAGGCAGGCACGGTGCTGGGACTGAATCCGTGGGAAACGCCATACCAGTTGTGGAGACGCAAGAAGGGCATCGACCCACCAAAGGTGGAGAACTTTGCGATGGTTGCAGGACACCTGCTGGAGGATGCCGTGGCGCAGTTCTTCAAGCGAGAGAGCCACTGCCACATCATCAAGGCGAGCACGGACGACTACACCATCACGAACACCGATGCGCCATATTTGAGAGTAAGCCCGGACCGCACATTCTGGAGAGCCGGGGCAACGCACAACGAAGCGAGCAAGAGCATCCTCGAGTGCAAGACCACGCAGATGCAGATAGATGCAGACGACCTTCCGAAGCATTGGTTCTGCCAGCTTCAGATGAACCTCGGAGTGGGCGAATACAAGGATGGAGCACTGGCCTGGCTGACAGCAGGCAGAGAGTTCGGCTACCGTGACATCGACTTTGACCCCGAATTCTTCGGATGGATGCGTGACGAGATAACCAAGTTTTGGCTTGACTACATCGTGGGCAACCAAGAGCCACCTGCATACAGCGCACAAGACGTTCTTTTGAAGTCTCCACTGCACAAGGCAGGAAAGGAGATTGAAGTCACGGCAGAAGTCGGGGATATGCTCATCGAGCTGAAGGACATCAAGGAGAAGGGCAAGGCACTGGAGAACCGACAGAAGGAAATCGAGGACAACTTGAAGCTGTTCTTCGGTGACGCAGAGAGCATCGTGGACGGAAACGGCAAGACGCTGGCAACGTGGAAAGCACCGAAGGCAAGCGAGAAGTTCGATGCCAAGGCTTTTCAGACAGACCATCCCGAGGAATGCGCAGCCTACATCAAGCAGGTGCAGGGAGCAAGAAGATTACTCATCAAGTAAAGGCAGGGCTTATGGCTAGTGTTCCTATATCAAAAACCGACCTAAGGAATATAATTTCCCAACTGGAGAATTATATTCCCCTAGGTGGGGAAGTGACAGCTACGACCGACACAAGCCAGCGGAACAAAATCCGTATGGCTACCGTGCTCAAACGGAAGCTGGAAAAGAAACTATCATTATCAGAATAAAATTATGAACGATTCATTTATCCTATACACATCAGACTATCAATTAATCGAGGGGCTGACGGATGAGCAACTCGGGCAACTGACTCGGGCACTCTTCATATACGCAAGGGATGGCGAGGTTATCAATCTAGAACCAGTCGTGCGCATGGCCTTCGTGTTTATCAAAGACAAGATAGACCGAAACCAAGGTAAGTACCAAGCACGATGCGAGAAGAACCGACAAATTGCCCTGGAGCGAGAAGCACGAAAGCGAGAAGCACGAAAGAGCACGAAAGACCACGAACGTGCACAATCGTGTACGAACGTAAACGAGCGTTTACGAAAGAGCACGAACGACCACGTTCTGCACCTAAGTGATAGTGATAGTGATAGTGATAGTGATAGTGATGTTTCTAAAGAAACAGATATATTAGAACCTTCTAAAGAAGCTTCTATGCAAAGTTTTTCCGAGAAAAACGTTTGCGCTGCAGCAGAGCCGCAAAAAAGTTCTGAGAAGAAGAAATCCAAGAAAGGCGAAATCGACTACGCAGCCATCAAGGACTACTGGAACGAGCAGCACGACAAGACCAACAGCGCAATGCGAAGGCTGACGCTAATGACGGAAAACCGCAAGGAGGCAATCAGAGGAAGGCTCAAGGACTGCAAGGGAGATATTTCCAAGATTTACCTGGCCATCGACAAGGCTATGGCAAGCGACTATCTGAACTCAGGGCATTCCTGGGCATCATACGACTGGGTAATGACAAGGAAGTATTTCCCGAAGGTGCTGGAGGGCAACTACGACAACACCAAGCCAGCCGCAAGCCAGCCGCCGCAATCGGCAGAAGCCAGGGCGCAGGATCCAGCGGCAACGGCAAGACCGAGCATCGGGGAACGCTACGAGCAAGCCAAGCACCAGAAGCCAGTTGTCCAGCAGAGCCAAGACGATAAGTTCCGATGGGTAATCCAGCAGAATCTTGACGATTTGAAGAAGAATCCACGGAACAAGCCAGCAAATTATTCGCTTGCGAGATTCTACGAGAAGGGAGTTCTGCAGCGGCTGGGCATCGACTGGAAGCCCGAAAAATAACGAATGAGGGTAGAATAAGCCGCTATGAGCCGTTTTTACGCTTCGGGCGGTAAACTATAAGGCAAACAGATTTTAAACGCTTAAAACGAAAGAATTATGGCAGATTACAATTCACAGAGCATTGACATCGATTTGGAGGAAATGTTCAACAATTTATCGGATGAAGACCAGGAGGAATTCTTGGTCGACATGTTCCGAAACTTATCTGACGAAGACATCAGAAAGAATGTTGTAAAGGACAATATGTTTTATATTGACAATGATACAACTATCGACATCATTGCTAACGCATTCTGGAGCATGAGCAGTTCAGACCAAAAAGATACTGCCGAGCGCATCGCGGACGTAATGACACCTGAGCAGCGTGAGGCATTTATTGAGTACATCAAGGGGATTTAGCTATGGAAGAAGAGAAAATAATAACCCACGAATGCAGAGCCGCATGGCTCGTCTTCGAGACCGTGAGCGACTGGACGGACTGGTTGAAGGAGAACAGCTACGACATCAAGAAGCCAGTGGCAGAGCATGACGGATTCAAGTTTAACATCAATGATGCTTGCATCAATCCACACGTTTACGCAGCCTACTGGGTTGACAACCATTACAACTGGAAGGTCAAGACCGCCAATACGCAGTACGGCTGGATTTGGGGCTATGACATCAGCACCGGAAATGGAGGAAGCGTAACCCCGGCAGTCTATCCGAGCCGCTACGACAGATCGGCAATCTTCTACGAGACAGAGGAGCAGGCAGCACACGATGCTCTAAGCTTCATCATCAGACAGTTGGAGTGGAAGCCGAAGACCAAGAACAACGGCATCCTTCTGTTGGAGGCTAAGAAGAAGCGGGCAGACATCGTTCATCCACAGATGGAACTTTTTAAATAGTTATCTATGAACAGAGTTAATAATATCATACTTGTCCGTGAATGCGGTCTTCATCATCTGTCAGTTGGCGACAGAGACATCTGGCTGGCAGATGATGAAATCAAGGCTCTAGAATGTATCCTAAAGGATTACAATGCGGACACGAACAATTTTAAACGTAGTTGAAAATGAAGAAGATAGAAATCATCACGGACAGCCACCGCCATCACGTATACGTTGGCAGCACCGACTTCTGGCTCGATACCCTGGAGCTGGTTGAACTGTACAAGAAACTGGGACACGTCAAGCTGTAACAGACAAAAGAAACAAGAGTAACAAACAATAAAAAACATTCAGATTATGGGACAGAAAGATATGGATATTTACGAGATTTTGAAGGGTGTGCCTGTTGGCACTAAGTTATATACGCCAATGTGTGGAAAGGTTGCGTTCACTTATCTTGCATCCAGCAAGGAAACAATCGGGACTAAGGATAAGTACGGACCTCGTTACTTCGACAAGAACGGCAGATGGATGGAGGGAGGAGAAGTAATGCTTTTCCCATCCGATAAAATGAGAGATTGGAGCAAGTTCGCCTGGAAAAAGGGAGACGTGCTGGTTTCCAAAAAAGAAGGTGCGCATATTATCTTCGAGAAGTTTACAGATGATACATACACCATTTTTGCCGGTAAGTATTATTATCGCAAAGCTGGCAAGAAAGGATATTCTTACCTCAGAGAATGCAATAATGCCAGTACGGAATGTTTCGCTGCCGAAACCGAGGATGCAGCCAAGACCTACATCAGCTTCATCGAGAAGCGATTGGGCGGAAAGCTGAACCGTGAGACCCTGGAAGTAGAGAAGCCGAAGAAGAAGCCGAAGAAGAAGCCAGTGTTTGAGTTGGGCAAACTCTACGTTTTCAATGAGAATGACGAGGACGGAGAGCTGACAATCATCGGCAAGCTCATCGGCAAGAACGAGAGCGAGGACACGCTGACATTCGGCAACCAGTACGAAATCGAGAACGAGAAGTTCGTGACCGACCAAGCCTTCAGCCTGCGTATCAGCGTGCACGTGGAATTGCGAGAAGCAACAGAGGATGAAGCCATCACGTTCCATTCGGCTTGCTCCCTATGGAAGAACCAGGAAAAGAAGAGCAAGGAGCAGCCTTGCTTCAAGCCTTTCGACAAGGTGTTGGTAAGGAGCGGAAGAGGATTCAATTGGTATCCAGCGTTATTTGTTCGTGACCGTGGAGAGAATTCTGCGAGAAGATACACCGCCTTGCCTATCCACATCGGTACAGCAGCAGACTTCACTCAATGCATCCCATACGAGGGTCATGAGAATTTTGCCTTCACTGACTACGACTTCGTAGACTTACCATTCTAGGACGTATGGCGAGTGAATTATGCAAGGCTTGCGAGGGAGGAAGAAACTGCATCAACGGCAGGTACTGCCCACCTCGCAGGCAATATGTTGAACACCAAGACATCAAGGAATGCAATGGTAATGACGGTAGAAGAGCGCAAGAAGAAAAAGGCTGAGTATCATAAGAGATACTATCACGAGCACCGAGATGAGATTCTTTCCAAGAGCAGGGAGCGGAGAAAGGCAGCATATATGGCTGACCCTGCCAGATTTGCTGAATATACCAAAAAGTACGAGATGAAGAATCTCGAGAAGACGAAGGCATATAGAAGAAGCTATTATTTGAAGAACCGTGAGAAGATACTTGCGATTGCAAAGAAATGGCGCAAAGAACATCCGGAAAGAGTCAAGGCTAACAACAAGAAGAACTACGATGCAGAAAAGCAGAGAAGGTCGTATGTCCGAATGATAGAGCGTGAGCGCAATGGAGAAATGCCGGATATTGACAAGGTTGCCGCTTTATTCAAGAGTGAGACGCAGGCAGGGCATTTAAGGTGGCTCGTGAACAATCAGAGAGAAAAAATCAGAGATATGATGGCGCAGGATGAAAAGGAATGCGCAAGTAACGAACAGACTGGGATGGAATAGCAAAGAACAGTCCTGGCGGCAGAATACAGGTAACATAAGTTTAACAACAATGGTTGTATGGATGCCTGCTAGTTATTATTAATCTGACCCCACGGAAAGACGTGAGCCGCACAAGACTGTATGCCATAAACCAGACCACACGAAAAAGAAAGCGAGGTGGAACATGAAGAAATAACAGAAGATTCCCAAGAGGGAGTGCTTACAGAGTAAACTCATTTGATACAAGATTATTCTTTATTTTGCAAAACGCCAAGCACTCCCTCGATTTTCAGTTTCAAGCCCGAAACGATGAAAGGAGAAGGGACTATAGGGTAGAGGATAGTAGTAGGGAGCTAGCGCACAAGCGCACACAAGCGCACACACGCACGTAAGATACCGCAGCCCGAACAACTACCCACAGTCACAGAGATAGCGGCTTAGAACGAAAATTTCAAGAAAATAACAAAAAAGAAAATCAAAAATAAAACAAAAGTAAAACAAAAGAAAACGAAATGGAAAAAGGAACAGTTATAATCGGCATCGACCCCGACAACCAGGAAAGCGGTGTCGGAGCAGTATTTGACGATAGAAAATTCTTAGCCTACAAGATGACCTTCCCGGCTCTGGTTGACTACTTGAAGGCAATGAACGAGAGCTGCAAGAAGATTAAGGTCGTTATTGAAGGCGGCTGGCTCAACAAGAGCAACTGGCACGTGCTAGGCAGATTTATGACGGCAGTCAAGGCAGCAGCCATCGGACGCTCAACCGGAATGAACCATCAGACCGGAATCCTTATCGTAGAATGCTGCGAGCATTACAATATCCCCTACGAGATAATCAAGCCGCTAAAGAAGTGCTGGAATGGCAAAGACGGAAAAATAACACAAGACGAAATCGCGTACTTTATGAGTTCAGACGGAAAGATGCCGAGAATGAACCAAGACCAGAGAGACGCACTACTCCTCGCCTGGGTGTGTGCCGGATACCCGGTCAAGGTCAAGCCAAAGAAAACAGAGACAACCCTGCAGAAGACCATCAGAGCCTTTGACGGATGGAATGTTGATAAAAGTTAAAAGTGCACGAAGAACGAACAACTAAAGCGAAAAAGTAGTATCTTTGCACCAATGTTTACCAAATAAGCAGTTTTTCGAACTTAAAACAAGAAGAATATGAAAACAGATGAAATCGCACTTTCGAGGGTCAGCGAGAACGAAGCGAACCCGAGAACCATAACAGAGGCGAATTTCCAAAAGCTGGTAAAGAGCATCCTCGTCTTCCCGAAGATGCTCCAGCTTCGCCCGATAGTCGTGGATGAGACCTACAAGGCACTGGGTGGCAATATGAGAACGAGGGCACTCTGCCACATCGTGAGTATGACACCCGAAGCCATCATGGACGTTCTCGACACAGACCAGCGATTGACCGATGCAGAGAAGCTGGCAATCGCCAACTACTGGAGCCAGTGGAAGGAGCAGCCGACTGCAACCATAGTCAAGGCATCAGACCTCACGGAAGCACAGAAGAAAGAATTTATCATCAAGGATAATGCTGGCTTCGGAGACTGGAACACAGAAGAACTGGCGAACCAGTTCAGCGACCAGCCGCTGACGGACTGGGCAATCCCGCAATGGATTCTCGGTATGGCAGGAATCAGCAATGAGCAAAAGGAGGGGGGCAACACTCCAACGGAAGGAGAAGGAGCACCGAAACCAAGCCTAGTGGATAAGTTTGTCGTTCCTCCCTTCTCAATCCTCAACACATGCCAAGGATACTGGGTTGAGCGCAAGAAGCAATGGCGTGCCATCGTTTCCAGCAAGGACATCGGGGCAAGCCGTGAACAGACCCTGGTCCGTTCCAAGGAAATGCGATACAAGGAACTGTACTCCAAGAGCGAAAAGTTCAGAAAAGAGAAAGGCATCTCTTTCGATGAGTATCTCGAGTACTATGTATCGCCCGAACAGAAAGCCAAGGCAGACCGTAGCGTATTGGCGCAGGGTACAAGCCTTTTCGACCCAGTACTGGCAGAAATCATTATGCGATGGTTCTGCAAGCCACACGGAAAGATTATCGACCCATTCGGAGGGGAACAGACCAAGGGCGTTGTTGCTGGCACGCTAGGCTACGACTACCAAGCTGTGGAAATCCGCAAGGAGCAGGTCGACATCAACACAGAAGCGACCAAGGACTACGGCAGCGTGAAATATTTCTGCGGTGACTCAAACAACATCGGGCAGATAATCAAAGACAGCGATTTCGACCTCTGTTTCACCTCGCCACCATATTACGACCTAGAAGTCTATAGCAAGGAGGATATGAGCGCACTCGGCACATACGAGGAGTTTATGAGCCAGTACGAGAACATCTTCAAGCAATGCGTGGATAAGATGAAGGACGGTTCATTCCTGGTTGTCAAGATTGGAGAGGTGCGAAACAAGAAGAACGGAGAGTACCGAAATTTCGTTGGCGACAATATCTCCACCTTCCTGCGGCTCGGACTTCACTATTACAACGAACTTATCTTGATCGAGCAGGTCGCGTCCCGATGCCTTAGAGCCGATGGCGGTATGAAAAGCCGCAAGACACAGAAGTGCCACCAGAACGTGCTCGTTTTCTATAAAGGCGAAATGGACGAAATCAAGAAGACGTTCGAGGAAATGAGAATGCCCGAAAAGATGCACTCCAACGTTCTGGTATTCTACAAGGGTGACCCGAAACACGTTCAAGACCATTTCCAGCCCATCGAATACAACGATGAAGAAGCACAGCAGCTTGCAGACACCTTCAACAGCGTAGCACCAGCAGGAGAGGAAGAACAACCAGCAGAGGAAGGAGGGCAGAACGATGAAGACACTGACGATTGACATCAGCAGAACAGCGAAGGCAATCCGTGCCTGCATCATCAAGCGGCACATGGAAGAGAACCACATCGACCGCTGTGTCTGTTTCTCCTGCGGCAACGCATCAAGAGCCATCAAGGAAGCAGGCATCCCCTGCGTGGAAATTTCTCCCAGTGGCGATTTGAGTGCGAACCGCTGGTGGAGCATGAACGAGATACGCAACACCTTCCCCGATTCCTTCGATGCAACGAGCGGACACCTGCCAATGGATATGATGAACCAACTTGCAGCGGAATACAGAACGACTTTTTCCGACATCATCAAGAAGGGACAGACCTACACCATACCGACCGGAAGCGGTGAGACCGTAATCTGCCTGCGGATGGCTTTCCCTAAGTCGCGGTTCATCGCCCAATGGGACAACCAAGACCCAAGCTGCGAGTACTCAGACCAAGCACCGATGGCGCAACTTGTAAAAGCCACCGGGGAATGGGAGATAATAAACGGATGAGACGATATGCGGGCGTATGTGGCGCGTTCTCAAACTATGCGTATAACTAAGCGTGGTTGGAACGTTCGAGCCGTGTGCGCAAAATTCGCACAAAATAACCTCCAAGGGAGCGGAAACGAAAAAGGCAGGAGATTAACCCCTGCCCATCGCTTTGAGAATACACTGGTTGATGAAGTCGCTGCGGTCTTTCTTATCGACCCCTGCCAAGATGTTAGCCACGTCCTCGGTAGCACCGAAATAGAATGTTGCAGCGTATTTCTTCGTTCGCCCTGCACCCTTGCGAGCACCTCCCCAAGACTTGGAGGTAGTTTCATTCGTAGTACTCATAATGTTAAAAATTTGGTGATATGAAAAATAATTCGTAAATTTGCAAACGAAATCCCAAAGTGGGGTGGTGGTTCGAGCACCACCCCTTGGAGCTTAGAATAATCTAATCGTAAATGATAAGATTTCTATTTTCCAAATCTTCAATGAAATTTTCAGTACGTTCATAAGACTTTGGGATTTCATTTTACTTTTCCCTCATCCTCGGAGGGTTTCAGTAAATAAGGACTCTTCCCTTATTACGTTTGCAAAGATACGAAATTTATTTGAAATATGCAAGTTTTTCAAGTAGAATTTTTATAAAAAATCAAGTAAATTTCAAGAAATAAATATGCCACAAGGTAACAACAACAAGCGAAGGGCGCAGCGCATTGACATCGAGAACCGCCTGCAGATTATCGCACCATTATACCGCAAGGGATGGACGGAGCGAGAAATCACGGCAGAGGTGCGCAAGCGTCTCGACAGCCCGAAATACAACCAGGCACACTGCGACATTCAGCGGTTGCTGAAGGAGTGGAGGGAAGAGCGGCTGACCGACACCGATGCAAAGATTACGAGCGAGGTCGCAAGGTTGAAGCTGGTAATACGTGAAGCTTGGGATGCGTGGGAGAAATCCAAGGAAGACTACCACGAGAAGAAATCGAACCAGCAGGGACTTCCAGTCGTAGATGAGCGAGGGAGGATGGTTTCTATCGAGACCGTCAAGACGATGATGTACGATGCCGAGAAGCGAGGATTCGGAGAACCACGCTACCTCGACATCATCATCAAGGCTGAGACGCAGATATGCAAGCTGCTCGGACTGGATAAGGTCGTACTTGATTTGAACGCAGGCTTCCAAGGCGGCATCGATGTTCGATACGTCAACTCGGGGCACGAGTGTGCATCCAGCGAGCAGGAAGTAATCGAGCGTGAGGGATTGGATAGAGATTAATTTTTATCATAATTTGTTTTAAGTTTTAGTTTGTTTGAAGAATGGCACTATTTGACGTTATTGGTGAACTGTATGCCCCGAATGCGGACGTGAAGCCAAGGTTTCTCGTGAACCAAGGAGGCACGTCCTCGGGGAAGACATACACCATTATGCAGCGTCTTATAGTGCTTTCTTTTGAGCATCCGATGGCAATCATCACGGTGTGCGGTCAAGACCTCCCGAACTTGAAGGTGGGAGCCATGCGAGACCTCGACACCATCCTGCACACAAGGGCAGAGCTGCTGGACTGGTTCAAGAACAACAAGAGCGACAGCAGCTACAGAGGAAAGAACGGCTCAATCATCGAGTTCAAGAGTTACCAGGATGCGCAGGACGCTAAGAATGGTAAGCGTGACTACCTGTTCGTGAACGAGGCGAACGGTGTGCCCTACGAAGTGTTTTGGCAGCTTGCCATCCGAACCCGAAAGCAGGTGTTCATCGACTACAACCCAAGCGCAAGGTTCTGGGTGCACAACAACATCATCGGAAGGGATGACTGCCGTTTGATACTGAGCGACCACCGAAACAACCGATTTCTGACAGCGCAGGAGCATCAGAAGATTGAGGAGATTGACGACCCCGAACTTTGGAGAGTGTACGCTAGAGGATTGACTGGAAAGATTACCGGGCTTATCTTCACCAACTGGGGTATCGTTGACAAACTGCCACCAAGGGAGGAGTGGAAGATGGAATGCAGGGGGTTGGACTTCGGATTTACCAATGACCCAACGGCACTGGAGCACCTTATATTGGCGCACGGAGAGTTGTGGGTGGATGAGGAAATCTACCAGCCGGGACTGACGAACGAAGACATCGCAGACCGATGCAAGGAGCAAGGACTGACGAAACGAGACCTCATCATTGCTGATTCGGCAGAGCCTAAGAGCATTCAGGAGATACACAACCAAGGTCTGTGGATAATACCAAGCACCAAGGGTAAGGACAGTATCAACAACGGCATCGACATCTTGAAGCGTTTCCGCATCAACATAACCAGACGAAGCCACGGCATCATCGGGAACATGCAGCAATACAAGTGGAAGAAGTCAAGGGATGGAGAGACAACGAACCAGCCTATAGACGCATTCAACCACGGCATAGACGCAATACGATACGTAGCCTTGAAGAAGTTATCCGTAGCAAGCCACGGAACGGCTAGGGCGCATGTATTAAGGCAAAGATAACGACAAAAATATAAAGCGTATGGATAATAACACTACATTCAAGTACTGGCTGGCAGTGGCAAGGCACACCAGCTACAAAATCGGCAAGCAGCCACGACCAGCTTTTGTCGGGGAGAAACAAGTGCCCGACAATCTCAATCAGCTATCCATCGGGCAGCTGATTGACCTTTCCCAGCTATCCGACAGCGAGGAAAGTCTGTATCAGATAGTGACAACCGTCCTCGGTCTGAGCCACAAGGAAGTGGAGCAGGCTAGGGCGGTTGATGTCGTTATGCTCATCGGCTGGGTAACAGCAGAGGTCGAGCGCATCAACAAGCTCTTCGAGAGCACAGACACAGCGAAGCCAACGAGACTGGAGAAGGAGGCAGGCATCGATACCCTGCGCTTCGGTTTGTTCGGCATGCTGGACTGGTATGCGGTAAGGATGGGCATCAGCGACCACGACCAAGTGTTGAAGACACCATGGCTTCGCATCTACAAGTGCATGGAAATGGACAACAAGAGAAGCGTGTACGAGCGGAACCTGCAGAAGTTGCAGGCAGAGGAAATGAAACGTAAATCTAGATAATTATGGCAACAATCAGAGAAATATTAAAGCAGCTGGCAGCAGACACGCTACCAGACTACACCTACCTATTCGAGGACTGGGACACAGCGGACACCAAGCTGGAGAAACTGAACTATCCGGCAATCGTGTGCATCATCCCAGCCAGCGGAACGACAGAGATACGCAACGGCAGGGTGTACGACACCGTGAACGTTGCCCTGGCCTATCTCGACACCGTACCAAGGGGAGCGGAAGGAGAAGACAATGGAGAGTGCATCGACCGAATGAAGGTGGCAGGGGCGAGGATGATACGAGCCATCAACCAGTCGCACCAGTTCGAACCATTGGAAGGGCAGCAGTACTACGAGACCATCATCGAGCGGCTGAGCACTATCGTGTCGGGCGTAATGTACTCCCTGCAACTGACACAGAGCATAGGAGGGTGTGTGGTATGAGCAAGGGAGGTATTCAATTCGACCCCAAGGCGGCATCGCTGATAATGAGGGAGGAAGTGGAGAGAGCACGGCAGCTTATCATCAACCACATCAGAATCAACGGACAGAACGCATCGGGGCGCACCATAGCGAGCCTAAAGGTGGAGCAGCCCAGCGAGGATGAAACCATCCTTTGGGGGCACAAGCCATTCGGGGTTCTCGAAACTGGACGAAGGGCAGGAAAGATACCATACGGCTTCCGTGGCATCATCCGCCAGTGGATGAAGGACAAGGGACTGCACGGCACACCTATCCCCTACAAGACCCAGCGACCGCACAAGTACACACCGCAAGAGCGTGGCGATATGAGTATGGCAGGGGCAATCGCCCACACCATCGCCAACAAGGGTTCTAGGCTGCACCGCACTGGCGGCAGGGCTGACGTGTACAGCAACGTTGTGCCCGATACTATGAATCGGTTGGGGCAGAGACTTATTTTCTTAATCCACCAGTCGGTGGGAAGTATCAAACTAAACAATGAGACGGTATGAGACAGACAACGAAAAACGGCATCACGATTAAGTATGCGGACGCTGTAGGCTTCGCATTCCTTCCCTGCATCATCAAGGCAAGCGGCTCGGGCGTTGCAAGCATCGAGACAACCATCAGCAGGGAGACCATGGCGCACACTTACAGCGTGGAAGCGTTTGCAGATAACTGCATCATGGACTACCGGGAATATGTGCAGGCACTCTTCGATGGCATCAGCTTCGGGAACCTTGACTACACCAAGGTGAGCCAGCAGAACAAACTTGGGGCAGCGTTCAATATTTCTGTGAAGGTCAAGAACAGCGAGGGGAGCGACCTTGCGACATTCAGCTACACGACCTTCTACGTGTGGGGAACGATGAGGGCAGGCGAGACTTGGAACGGACACAAGAAGCTGATATGGTTCACGCATTTCCCATTTTCCTTTGGTTTTTATCTCAATGAGGCTTCCCAGATTCTTGTCGGCTACGAGGGAGCACCAAACAAGTTAGTTAAGCCGGGCATCGCTGGCATCGTGGACATCAATGCCAGTGTTCTGCCAAGCAAGGCTAGGTACTGGAACATATACGACTACGATGGCAAGATAGAGCTGGGAACGTTCACGGACGTTTTCGACCTTACCTTTGCGATGGCGAGCGGTGGCAAGCAGTCTCTCCTTGCAAGGATAGAAAGGAACGACACGGAGAAGGGTATCTACCTGCGTTGGGTTGACCGTCACGGCTTCTATCGCTACTGGCTCTTCACGCAAGGCGATGAGAGCAGGGCGATAAGCAGCGACACCAGCTTCATTCGCAACAACCTCGGAGAGTATGACGATACGATATTCGGCTACCTCGGAGCGAACGGCAGAAGGCAGGGCTACAGCAGGGAGGACACCATACCGCTTTGCGCACCGCTTGTGGACAGCGAGACGTTCGATTTCCTGCAAGACCTGGCCAGCAGCCCGGTTGTTGATATGTATCTCGGGGACAACAACTGGCAGAGCGTGACAATCAAGGCAGGAACGTACACCAAGACAACGGCAGAGTTGCAGGATTTCGTCTGCAACCTGGTTATTAACAATACACAGATTCAGCAGCTATGACAGACCAGCAACTTTACATCGATGGCATCTTGATGGATATGAGCGAGGAAACGGCAATCACGCTCGACACCAAGAGCAATCTTTTCCGTGACATCACGAAAATGACCGCCAACACGACATACACCATCAACCTGCCAAAGACAGCGCACAATATGGCGGTGCTGGAGTTCGCAGGGAAACCGAGCACCAGCAGCAAATACCCCTATATTTCCCACACAGCACGTTATTTCCGTAACGGACTGGAGATTATCCGCAACGGAAGGGCAAGCGTCCTGAGCGTAAAGGAAACCATCGAAATTTCGATTTATTGGGGATTGTTCCAGGCATTGGCAACGCTGAAATCTTCCGATTTGAAGTTGAACGAGTTGAATTGCACGAAGCATATTCGATTCAACAGAAACAACAGCTCCTACACCTACGAGAAGGCGATTTCCGAGGGAGTTTTCTATGGAAGCTACGACCCTGCAGCGGTCAAGACATCAAGCGAGGAGTGGCAGGGCTATGACCGCAACGTTGGGGGGAACAGCAACACGACATATTCACTCGTTGACGGTAAGATAAGAACAGGAACAGAGTCAGGGAAGTACGTGTCGGGCGAGGTGTTGACCGATGAAACCTACTTGTGCGCAATCATACCTTTCGAGGCTGGAATGAGAGCGTCCATCAGCAAAGTGTTGGGAAAGGGAGACTATCGAACCTGGGCAATACTCAACACCAACAAGAACATCGTGAGCCTTGCTGCGGATGCAGGAACGATCGAGACGGAAACCAATCCGGCCATACCTGCACCCGACCCGATTTTATCAGAATCTATCGGTGCAGGCATCCTTTGCGCCAGTGGAGACACGAAAACGGCTATGACGACAATCAGCGTCCGATTTGCATTGATGGACGAAGCACCAGCAGGGCAGGTGGAATACGGAAGCTACGACCCTGCCACCGGGTTTACGGAAGCCTGGGGAGTGAAAGACGTATCAGCAGACAAGGGTGGAACAGAAATCACGGTGAACGTAACCAAGTATAAGCAGGCTGGAAGGCTCATCTACGTGAAGCCATCAAAGAGCGGAATGCTCTACTGGATAGCAGGCGAAGGTTCGGAAAACAACTACTACGTATCGGGCGGAACACAATACAAGACATCGAGATTCGCACCATACAGCGTGAAGTACACCAGCGATAGTGAGCCAATCGATATAGACCTTCAAGCACCAGCCACGGCAGAGTGGCTTATCATCAACGCAATCAAGGAATACAGCACCGGAACGACCATTCAAGTTAAGAGCGAGACGGAGAACCGGGCGAAAGCCAGCAGCAGGGAAGTACAGACTTCTTCGAGCGGTGGCACGTTTGACGGAGGCGGTTCATTTGGTGGAGGTGGCTCTTTTGGTTATGCCGACAAGGGAGCAATCCAGCCAAGCGTGACGGCACAATATATCCTAGACCTTATCACGGCACAGACCGGGGTTGCATTCGGATGGAGCAGCCAGGCGAAAGAAACCATCAAGGGGCTTGCTGTCCCATTGATTACAAGGAAGGCAGATTCACAGACGGTAGTAGGCAGCTTTGAGGGTACTTTCATCGCAACAACGAACCTCGGCATTCTTGAATTCCAGCCAACGAGCCTATCGGAGGTCTTCGATGGACTTGAACTTGCGACCAGATACAGCCAGCTGAAAGTAAAGATTGCCTGCACGATGATTTTCGATGTTCAGATGAACTGGTCGTGGGACGCATCGAATGCACGCCCGAATGGGCATATCGGAAACTCTTACGAAGGCTCAACCGAATGGAACGGAGTATATCAGTATGATCCTTGCTACGTTGAAATCAAAGTCGTATCAAAGCATACGAGCGACCAGGAGGAAAGCGAGTACACCAAGACATACATCGCAGGCTTGGAGATAGATGAAGGTTACCCTTCTTCTAGAGGGTATATTACAGACTATGACTCGGACAAGGTAAACGGACGGTTCATACACCTTGCAGCAGGGCGAGGGGAGATTCAACTTGAAGAGGGAGACATCGTGACCTTCGAGTTCAAACACTACGGTAAGGGAACCTTGCGAGGGCTGCGTGGGTACAACGGACGTATTTCTGCAAGCATCAGTCAGAGCGACGAAGTACCCTACGGAGGAAATTTCCCTATCGGCAAGAACCTGCCCGACATCAAGGTGACGGATTTTCTTAAATGTATATGTATTCTGACATCAACGTTCCCAAGCCAGCGATTCACCGATGGCAGACTTGCGTTTGCGGACATCGTGAGCCTATGGGAAGCCAAGGCGCAAGCGGTGGACTGGACGAAGAAGCTCATCCCAAGCGAAGCCTGCAACCATCCAAGGCAGACCGATTTCAGCGTAGAGGACTACTGCCAGCATAACATCTACAAGTGGAAGGAAGACGACACCGTCTTTCGGAAGCACGATGCGGATATGGAGATAGACAACAAGACGCTGGAATATACGCAGGACGTTTGTACGCTGCCATTCGCTGCCACGGACGGAAACCGCATACCGATATACGAGTGGGAGAGTACGCAACGCACCTTTGGCAGAACCAAGATAACGGTACAGACAGCCACCAAGTACAAGGCGTGCAAAGACCGAATCGTGAATCTTACAAAGGACGATACCGGCTATGCGGTATTGGCTTTCAACATCGACCTGCAAGGTATCTTCGACAGCAAGCTGGAAAAGTTGAGAAAGACGGTGGCGAACCCACACCAGATAACGGAGCGTTTCTACCTTTCCGATTTGGAGATACTGAACTTTGATGAAACGAAGCCAGTGTACCTTGCGCAGTACGGAGCGTATTTTGCGGTTCTCGAAATCAAGACCACAAGTAGCGGATACTGCGAGGTTACAATGATAGAGTTGAACAACTAAAAGACAAAAAACTATGGTAAGTGAAGACAAACAGCAGATACTTGACATCAAGGTCAAGTACGAGGATGCAATCTATGGCATCATCAGATACAAGGAGAAGATAGACCAGCTAAAGCAATCCATCAAGGACTTGCAGCAGCAGGAAAAAGACAAGACCATCACGACCAACGAGATGAAGGTGCAGACGGAAGCCATCAACGCAACCATCAAGGAGTATCAGTACAATGTGCGTGCCCTGCAGAAGGAAATTCAGAACAACGTGCGCACAGAGAACGAGCAGGAAGGCAGCTTGAAGCAGCTGCGTGCCCAGCTTTCAAATGCGACCAAGGCTTACGATGAGATGAGCCGTGCCGAGCGTGATAGTTCCAAGGGTCAGGAGATGCAGGAGCATATCCAAGACTTGATAGAGGAGCTGAAAGAGGCTGAGGAGGCTACTGGAAGATTTCAGCGCAGTGTCGGCAGCTATTACGATTCCATGATGAAGGCGGCTGGCGACCTACAGAACACCGAGTTTTTCGGTTTTGATGTTGTTGATGATACTGGAATCGGAAAGGTCATGGAAATGGGAAAGTCCGTGGAAGACCTAAGGGTAAAGTTTGGTGCGTTGAAAAATACGGCTCTTTCCTTATTGACCAACCCTTATTTCCTCGCCATGGCAGGTGTGGCAGGTGTCGGGATGGCTTTCAAGTGGTGGTATGACTACAACAAGGGCATAGAGGAAGCCACACGCAAGACCATGCAGTTCACTGGGCTTTTCGGTGACGAAATGAAATCAGTGAGAAATCAAGCCTTGGCAATCAGCGAGACTTTTGACGTGGATTTTGGCGAAACCTTGCAATCCGCAAATGTAATGAGCAAGCAGTTTGGCATCAGTGTATCAGAATCGCTAAAGCTCTTGCAAGATGGCTTTGTGGCTGGTGCGAATGCTAGTGATGAGTTCCTAGAGAACGTGAAGGAATACCCAACGTACCTGAAGGAGGCTGGATTGAATGCGGAGCAATTCGTGGCAATTTCAACCAACGCCACCAAGCAGGGAATATTCTCTGATAAGGGTCTTGACACCATCAAGGAGGGTAATCTTAGACTTCGAGAGATGACTACCGCAACAGCAGCCGCATTGGATGGCATAGGTATATCAAGCGAGAAAGTTCAGAAAGAACTGCAAAACGGTAGCAAGACCACATTCGACATCATGCAGGAGGTCGGTAACAAGCTAAAGGAGTTCCCTGCTTCATCAGCCAAGGTAGGAACTGCCATCGCAGATATATTTGGAGGTCCTGGCGAGGATGCAGGACTAAAGTACATCGAGACCCTCGGAGACATTGAGATGAACATGGATAAGGTCAAGGAACAATCCAGTGATGTTGCCAAGGCTCAGGAAAAGCAGGTGGAAGCCAACAAGCGTTTGAAGGATACCGCAAGTGCACTCTTTGACGTTACTGGTGGCGGCTTTGAAATGATGAAGGCTCAGGCGGCAACATTCGTGAGCAACCATCTAACGAAACTATTGAGGGCAATCATAAACCTTTATAACCAAAGCGTGGCATTTAGGGGATTGATTCAGTTGATAGGCTTTGCGTTTAAGTCTGTCGGGCAGGTTGCCTTGGTTGCCTTCAATATCATCATAGATGCCATTAAGCTTGTTGCAAGACCAGTGAGGGGACTGTTGCAGATGTTTGAGGGCTTTTTCTCCTTTGACGTGAAGAAGATGCGAGACGGCTTCAACTCCATCTTTTCGGGTCTTGGCAATACCGTAAAGGAGGCTTGGGGAGACTTGAAGAAATTCGGCAGCGGAATGGCTGATGCTATCGTGGGTGGCATGAAGAATACTTTTAACCATGCTGACATCAAGATACCAGTCAGCGCAGATGCGCCATACATTGCGACCGCCACAACCGACAATACAAAGCTCAAGAACGGCACTAATATCGCCAGCACTACCCCTAAGACCAAGAAGGAGAAGGCAGCAGCCGACAGGGAAGCCAAGGCAGAGGCAGAGCGCAGGAAGAAGCAGGAAAAGGAATTGCAGGAAGCGATTGCGCTTATCCAGTACCAGTACAACGAGCAAGTAATGGACGCAAAGAAGCGATACCTCGCAGGCATGTATGACAACGACCGAGACTACAGCAACGACCTCGAACAGCTGGAGAAGAACATGGTGGCACGAAGCATTGACGCATACGTGGCGGCAGGACAAATCGGAGCGGAAAAGGCGCAGGAAATGCAGGCAAAACTTCTCGACATCATGATTAAGGTGAAAGAGGACATCAAGAACCAAGCCAAGGAAATTGTGGACGAACTCAACAAGGAGTTCGAGGAAGCAGAGAAGAAGCGAAGGGATGCGGACATCATGAACGGTGGCACTGGCGAGGAAGACGATGCTGTCAAGCTGGAGAGATACAAGGCTTTTCTAGACAGCAAGATACAAGCCTACAAGGACTATGCAGCCGTGCAGGAGCAGCTACAGAAGGATTTGAGCGATGCAGAAGTCAAGGAGCAAGAGAAAGCGAACAAGAGAAAGGCAGCTTTGCAGGAAGAGCAACTGAAAATGATGAGCGACATGATACAGACCATGGGAGACGGTCTGTCCGAGTTCTTCGAGAGCGAGGATAAATCGCTTCATTCCTTCCTCAAATCGATGCTGACATCAATACTTGACGCAATCGAGATAGCAGTTAACGCATACTTTGCACAGATCCTAGCGAAGGAGATTGCAAGCAAGTCGTGGGGAGGTGTTGCGAGTGCAGCAGCATTAATGGCACTTATCAAAGCAGCCTTTGCAGGAGCAAAAGCACTCGTCAAGGGATTTTCCACTGGTGGCTACGTCCAAGGCTCGGGCACTGGAACGAGCGACAGCATCCCGGCAAGGCTATCCAATGGCGAGAGCGTAATGACCGCCAAGACGACATCGATGTTCAGCCCGATATTATCCGCATTCAACCAGCTTGGCGGTGGCGTGCCTATCGTAGTAAACAACGGAGGCAGCAATATCGGCATGGACATGCTGGCGGCAGCGGTCGCTAGAGGTTATCAGATGGCTCCACAGCCAGTAGTGAGCGTGGAAGAGATAAACCGAACCCAGCGGAGAGTGCAGACGATAGAGAATATCGGCAGGCTCTAATGGTGTTGTTATTTCATCAAGATTTGCGTTCTGAGCGGTTTTTGGTCGAAGGTGGTAAAGTTATACGCCCAAGGCTGTAAAAGCCGCTTAGAGCGCAAATTTTCGTCTTGTTTAGGAAAATTAACTGTTTAGGAGATAAACATATTGAAAATTATCGTATCTTTGCAGCGTTTTAAAACTTAAAAATAACGTTTCAATGGCAAAACTCAGAATATACAACGACATCGACAGCCAAGACAACAAGTTCTGGTATCAATGGCTTGGTGGTGACTGCGTGTGTTTTCAAGATATAGATGTTTTTGCGGCAAGCATACCGGAGAATGATGATACCATCGATATGCGTATCTTCTGCAATGGCGGCTCGGTTGTCGAAGGCTGGGCGATTTACGACCGACTGAGACAGAGCGGCAAGAAGATTACCTGCACCATTGAGGGCAAGGCTGCTAGTATGGCAACAATCATTATGCTGGCAGCACCAAAGGAGAGCCGCAAGGCATACGAGAACGCTGCCTTTCTCCTGCACAATCCGTGGGTTCCTGGCTGGTGTCTTGGAGACCAGCTGAACGCAAAGGACTTGAAGAACCAGGGCGAGGAAATGCAGATGTGGCAGGACAAGATGGTGGACGCATACGTAGAGCGGTGCGGGTGCGACCGGGAAGAGATTCAAGCCTTGATGGATAAGGACATCTTCATCAGCACCAGCGAGGCTTTGCGCCTAGGTCTTATCAGCAGCACCGTTGCACCAATCAGCGCAAGCGCATCAGAGCGCAACATAGAGCAATTCATTAATTCAAAACAACAAAATCCAAAAGCAATGGAGAAGAAAACAGAAGTAAAGGCTTCTCTCCTCGACAAGATTCTCGCCAAGTTGGGCGTGAAGTCACTGGAGGAAGCAGAGCAGGCGGTGGCAGAGCCACAAGCCAAGGTAGAGCCAAAGGCGATGGAACTCAACACAGCGGACGGACAGACACTGACCGTAGAGCGTGAGGAGGGAGACCCGCAGGTTGGCGACAAGGCAAGTCCGGACGGAACGTTTGAAATGCCCGATGGCAAGACAATCGTTGTCGAGGACGGTGTAATTACCGGCATTCAGACCGCAGACAATGAGGAGCCGGACAATGAAGGCGGTGAGGGCGGTGAAGGCGGCAGCGCATCAAGCACCGACAACGACACCGTAGCCAAGTTGAAGCAGCAGGTAGCAGCACTCAAACAGCAGTTGAGTGACACCAAGGCACAGCTGGCAAGCGCACAGAAACTTGCGAAGAGCAAGGAGGATATGCGCATCCTGAATGCCGTGAAGATGGCGGGCGGTGCGGAGAAGGTGCTGGCAGGCTACAGCAGCCACTACCAGCCAGCACAGCGACAGCCAAGCGGCAAGGGCGCAGGAGAGCAGGTGGACGTTAAGGCGGACGCAAAGACTATCAGCGAGAAGGTCAAGGCTTATCGTTTCAAGAAGCGACCAAGCAAGGACTAAAACGTTGTAAGAAATCAAGTAAAAAACAAATTAGATAGTTATAAATTATGAGTAATACTTTTGATGTAAAGCAGTTCGAGAACTTTGTCCTCGAACCCGAAAATCTGAAGACCATCAAGGATGCCGTTCAGGAGACATTCTACAAGGATGAGGACATTGCGGATTTCGTCACCATCACTAAGGTCAAGGACGGAGACCCTATCGCCACCATTGGTGAGATGGAGATGGTCGGCAAGGCTGGCAGCGGTTGCGACCCAACGTATGACGAGAAGGGCATCGCCAACAACTTGGCGCGCTGGAAGCTTGGCGACTGGCAAGTACCAATCAAGATTTGCTATGATTCGCTGAAAGGCTCAATCGCTGAGTACAGCTTGAAGACCGGCACAGACATTGGAGACCTCACCAGCACCGACTTCATGGTAATCTACACCGATGCACTGGAGCGTGCTATGAAGCAGATGGTTTGGCGTTTCGGATGGTTTGGTGCTGAGGATGCGCAGACTGTTTCCGAGGGCGGCAAGCTGACCGATGGCTTGAAGAAGGAGTACTTTACCACTTGCGATGGTCTCTTCAAGAAAATTTTCGCAGCTACAGCCACAAAGAACCGCACCGAGATTGCAGCCAACAAGGAAACCACGATGGCGGAGCAGATTGCGGCAATCCGCAAGCAGGGTGTGGCAACCGACCTTGTAGACGATATGCTTATGAACGTGGACTCACGCATCATCGATGATCCGAACGCTGTGCTTCTTATGACACGCTCGCTGGCTGACGCATTGACTTACGACATCAAGAAGACGTACCACGACATTATGCCTTGGGAGAAGGTCTTCGATGGCTTCCAAACATCGACCTACAACGGCATTAAAATTGGCAGTGTCAGCATTTGGGACAGAATGATTAAGGGCTATGAGAAAGGCGCAACAGCGTACAACCTTCCTCATCGTATGGTCTTCTGTAACCCTAAGCAGCTGATGGTCGGCACACCGCAGGATTCGCTCATTAGTGAGCTGGATGCTTGGTTCGACCACAAGGAGCGTAGAAACTATATCTACTCAACTGGTAAGATTGGCACGGCTCTCCTCGAAGAGAATATGATCCACGCAGCTTACTAATCGCTCCAAATCTTCATCAAGTATTAAGTTTACAAATCCTCAACACCCACAAAAACGGTGTTGGGGATATAACAATTAAAAACGAATTAATATGGCAACAACTTGTGAGAGCCTTATCGCCCAGGACATCATCATCCCTTGCGAAGACCAGGTAACCAAGGGATTGGAGGGCGATGGACTTATCATCAACCGAGACGACATTGACTTTACCAAGTCTGTTGTCGTGGGTAATACAATCAACACATTGGTGCTGAAGACTGGCAAGAAGGCATACGCTATCCGGCAGGAGGGCAGCAAGCCATTCACTGGAACCAAGACAGAACTTACCGTTGGTACGTACCGCAACAGCTGGAAGAACACCGTGGCAGTCGTTGTTCTGGCGAATACACCCGATGTTTGCGCAAATATCATTGATGGATTGGCGAACGGAAAGTTCGTTATCATCCTGCGCAACCTTTCAAAGGGAGCGGACGGAAAGGCAGAGTACCAGGTATTCGGATATGCGCAGGCACTGAAGGCAAGCGCAGGCGAGAACGACAAGTACTCGGACGACACCGAGGGTGGCTGGCTTATCACGCTGGAAGAGGAGAGCGTACCGAAGGCAGCTTATTTCTTCTTCGACACAGACAGCGAGACCACGGCAGCCAAGTACGCCAGTCTGACAACAGCCGTAGGAGGTTAAGCCATGACCTACGAGGAAGCAACAGCCAAGGTCGGGGAGTTGAAGGCTCGTTTTGACAGCCCCTTTGATGAAACCGACAAGGCAGTTATAGAATCTCTATATTTCGAGGTAACACGCAAGCGTTTCGTTCCGACAACCTGCCAGCAGTGTTACCACGATGCTCTGATAGAAATATATCTAAAACTCAAAAAAGAAAAGGCTATGCCAAAAACATGTAATTACGCCATGAAGGCAGGTTTTATCATTTCCTGCCCGGATTTTTACCATGGTAAGATTTTCACTAATGAGAACCTGACCGACAAGGTAGCGCACGAATATCTGACGAAGTACCCACAGATGGAGAAATACTTCCAGAAGATACCCAGCGAGGAACTCATCGAGAACAAACAGCAGCCAGCAGGCAGCGACAAGAAGAAAGACCTCGACCAAGCCGAAAAAGCAGGCAAGGAAGAGTAACAAAACAACAAGTAAAACGACACAAGCAATATGAACGTTAAGACAGTTAAAAAGCCAAAGCGAAGGGTTGATATTGGCTACGTCAGCCGATTCAAGATGCAGGCATACGGATATGACAACCTGTATCCGCAGAATCTCGCACGCATCACGGAAGCCAGCGGAACGGCAATGCTCTGCCTTAACCGCTACGCCCGATTCATTGAGGGCTACGGCTTCGATAGCGATGTTATCGCAGCGTTAGCGATGAACCAGCAAGGGGACACGGCAGACGATTTGTTGCGGAACGTATCTGGAGACATTGCGAGGTTTGGAGGCTTTGCCCTTCACGTCAATTATAACGTTCTCGGGCAGGTGTCGAGCGTGAGCCACGTACCATTTGAGAATTGCCGACTGGAAGAGACGGATGACAAGGGGAACGTGGCGCACGTCTTGTTGCATCCCGACTGGGAGCAGAAGAAAACGAGGAACGGAAAGCGGTTGTTGGTGAACGAGAAGACTATTGAGCGCATCAACGTCTTCAACCCCGACCCCGACATCGTTCTTGAACAGATTGAGAACGCTGGCGGCATCGACAGCTACAAGGGACAGATTCTGTGGCAGAGCCTAGACGGACAGTTTACCTATCCTACAGCCAGCTACGATTCTGCCATCACGGAGATTTCGACCGATGAGGGACTGGGAAACGTGAAGATGAGGAACGTCAGAAACAACTTCCTTGTATCGTGTATGCTCGTAACCAAGAAGGGCGTGCCTAAGTTCGATGAGAAAGGCGAAGAGGTGGAGAGCGGACAGATGATTTCCGATGAAGACCTTTTGCAGTTCCAGGGGGACGAGAACACAGCGAAGATTCTTGCGGTCGAGGTGGAGAACGAGGAAGACGAACCGAAGGTTGTCGCCTTCCCGACAAAAAACTTCGACAAGGAGTTTTCCGTGACCGACAGCAGCGTTATCGAGCGCATCTACGCACAGTTCCACCAAGAACTCTTCTACTCCATCCGTATTGGTAAGCTGGGATTCAGCGGACAAGTGATGCAGGATGCCTACGAGTACTATGCAGGCGAAGTGACGACCGAGCAGCGTTTCATCGAGCGAGCCTTCACAAAGATTTTCAAGAGCTGGCACGATCCTGCCATTCAGAACCTAGACCCCAAGCTGCAGCCGTTGAAGTATATCAGCAGCGAAGCGGCAGGAAACAACACGATAGATTAATTGATTGAGCCTATGGGAGGACAGACAAGAAAACAACTTATCACGGTAGACCAGTTCCGAGAGCTGGCACGACCTACCAGTACACACCTAGATGAGGATGATGTTAACGCATACATTCGGGAATGCGAAGATGCGAACATCATACCAGCCATCGGGTGGGAACGGTTCAAGGCAGCGACCGAGCAGGGAGAGTGGGGCGATTCAGTATTGCCCGATTTCCAGCCTGCGGTCTTCCTGGACGGTGGCGAATACACCACCAAGAAGGAGGGCGATTGCAGCCAAGACGAAACCAAGGTACAGAAGTACACAAGCGGAATACGCAAGGCACTCGCTTATTTCGCGTATGCGAGACTTTTTCGTGCCGATGGCACAATTGTAAGCCGAGCAGGTGGAATGCGCCACAGAGACGATTATTCAGACCATGTTCAAGGTGTATCGAGCAACAAGCAATACAACGACATCATGGATATGGCAGACAGATATTTATCCGATGCACTCGAATATCTCAAGGCATTCACCCCGGAAGGAGAGGTGAAGCCACAGCGAGGAACGAGGGCACACATCCACGCAATAGGAGATTAATATATGGCAACAATAGACGAAATTAAACAGCAGGCGGAAGCGGTAAAGAACGCTACGCAGGTGGGCGAGAACACAGCCGTGAGGGTAGGCGGTGCTCTCTCTGGTCTTGCGGATATTGCCAAGCAGCAGGAAGACAATATTGGCAAGAAGGCAGACAAGGAAGAAATGAACCGTCTTCTGGCAAAAAAGGCGAATACGGCTGACGTTGATACAAAGTTTGCAGAAGAGAAGAAGCGTGTTGATGCTGAGCTGGCAAAGAAGGCGAATACTGCTGATGTGGACAGTTCTTTGAAGGAACTACAAAATACGGTCTTTCCGCTAGAGGTGTCTTTATCCCTTGACAAGCCTTTGCTAGAATATACTGGTAGTGAGCAGAGCATCAAAGCTACTTACTCTATCAAGCGCAAAGGTTCGCCAATCACGCCTACAGCATTGGCTCTGTCTGTTGATGGTTCTCTTGTTAGTATTGATGTAAAGCAAGCAGATACAGTTACTATCAAGGTGAATAAGGAGGGAGAAACGCAAATCATCCTCACCGCAAAGCATGGCGACCTCGTTAAGTCAGCAACAAGCAAGGTTACGATGGTTCTGCCTATCTATTATGGATTCGGTACAAAGGAAACGGACATAGCCATTGCTGCCAATAAGCTTTCGCCTCGTTTGTCTGCAAGTGGAACTTACGCAAAGACTTCGGCTAAGGACGATGTTAACTTCATTATCCTTGCGCCTAAGACTCTTCCGAAACTTACCAACTTCACGATGGGTGGTGCTCCTTTCGTGATGGAGACTTCTTCCGTCACTATCAACGGCAAGGACTACTATATGTATAAGAGTGGTGGCGTTTATATGAGCGGAACCACTGTGAGGGTACTGGCAGGTTAAACAAAACGAAATTTCGATTATGGCAGAAAAATTAAATCCGGCAATAGGCTATATAGGTAATGCCATTCGTAGTGTTGCGAAAGACCATATCACTTCTTTTGCGGAAGATACCTACGATGAGCATTTTCAGGAATACCAGGCTATTCTTAACAAGCTGAATGCCATCCAGGATGAAGAAGGCAATTTGGAGAAGACTCCATTCAAATACATCGTGAACGAAGAGTTTATCTTTGCCATGGTGGATAAGAATGATGTGTTCCTTGCAGGTATTCATTGGGATGGTACGCCCAAGTTTGCCAAGATGGAGGAAAATGCTGGGCGTGAGATTTCTTCTATCAATGCTCAGATAAAGTATCTTCATGAGGAAATCAGCCAAGTGAGAACTGACTTGAAGAGAAATGTTTTCTCTCTTTCCTTTGACAGAGATACCGGGCGTATCATTGGAACGACAAGTGATACTAGTCGCATAACTTCTTGTATGCAAGACAGGACGACTGGTAAAATCATAATGAATCATCAATTAGATTAAAATAGTAATAATATGGCAGAAATTCAAACAATTATTGGTAGCTTGCCTGTGTGTAGAGGAGAGTATGATGCCGAAGTATCATACTTTCGGGACAATCAGGTGACTATGTACGGCAGTACTTTCCAGAGTATTGCCGATGATAATGTTGGCTATCCGCCAGCAGAGGAGCGTGATGGCAAGGTATATGCTATCAACACGGAAAAATGGTTTATCGTGGCCAATGCTCTCGCTGCCTATAATGCAGGCAAGCGTATCGATGACTTGGCCGAGAATACAGAGATTAAGGATGAGGAAGGTACTGTGGTAAAAACTCCTTTCCGCTACATTCAGAGTGAGGAATTTATCTTTGCCAAGGTAGATGCGGAAGACAAACTTCTCTTTGGTTTTCAGTGGGATGGAACTCCTGTATTTGGTAAAACAAGTGCAGTAGAGGACAGATTGCAGGCACAGGTAAATATCTTGGCTGATAAGATTCGCAATCTCTTGGGTGATGATGATGATACTACAAGTGCTATTGATACATTGAAGGAGTTGAAGGACTTCTTTGCTGGCATTGATAATACTCAGACACTGACAAGCATCCTTGCAAACCTCAATACTACTATTGGAAAGGTAGCTATCAAGGATGAGGAAGGTGAAATTCAAGATACTCCATTTAGCGTAATCTCGAATGATGAGTTCCTATGGGCTATAGTGGATTCAGATGATAAGGTTCTCTTTGGTTTCTACAGAGCAACTGGCGAGCCATATAATCCTCTCAATGAAATGTACCACGTCATTCAGAACGAGGAATACTTTGCTGCTTGGCTTGATACAGATGATAAGGTAGTACTTGGTATCAGAAGAGACGGACAAATCATTGGCGAAATCCATGCTGTCAATGCCTTGAAGCAAGTTATCTCTCAGCTTCAATCAGACCTTGCATCATTGCAGGAAAAGGTAGGTACAATAGATACCAATCTCAAAGAACTCCTTGATGTTTTTTCTTTGCAGGAGAATCCTGAGTATATGGCAGTAGAGAAAGATGCAGACGGAAAGGTTCTGTCTGCTACTTACAATGATGGCAGTCATTATATCCATAATGCCAAGTCTGAGACCATTCCAGAGGAGTTTGAACATATTGAAGACCCTGAGGGTAGAACGGAAATTACAACTGATGGAGAGGATAAAGTAATGTCATATCGTGATGCTAATGGCAAAAAGCATGAGCACGATATGGAAATTACAAACCTTGATGTTTCAAATCTCAATCTTCAAGGCAACAGTGTGAACAATATCCAAGATGCTTTGAAAGCAAACGGTTTTGACGTTAAAACGCCTATTGATTGGAGTGAATGCAGTTTCATCCAGATACCAGAGCCACGCTTTGCTATTATCAATATCACAAACATAGACTCTATGCCAACTACCAAGCAAGACAACAAGAAAGCCTTTCTTGAGTTTTGGGACATGCATGGTAACTATTTCAAGAAACATGCTATTCTCAATGCTCAGGGCAGTTCTTCTATGAATTTCGTTAAAAAGAATGTAGCTATTGACTTTTGTGATGATGAGTGGGTAGGTGATGATACACCTAAAATAAGAATTGGAAATTGGGTTCCACAAGACAGCTTCCACATGAAGGCTTACTACACTGACTTCTTCCGTGGTGTAGGTGCAGTGTCCTACAAACTCTATGACCAGATTGTACGTACAAGGGGTAACATGTATGACCGTCCTTGGAAGAAGGCTCTTATCGACATGTCTAAAATAGGAGTTACTACCAAGAGCCTCGGCAATCCTTATGTAGGTAACTACTCTCTACTTACAGATACAGGAGCAAGATGTTTCCCTGACGGTTTCCCTGTTGTTGTTTACTTTAAGGGCGAGTTCTACGGTATCTTCTCTTTCCAGTTGAAGAAACACCGCGACAACTATCACTTGGACAAAGGTACTGCTGAGAATGTACATCTTGATGGTATTATCTGTTATGACACTCTTTGGAATGGCACGATAAACTGGGGCACTGGTGAGAATAGTTTTGAGATACGCAATCCAAAGAATCTATATGCCATTGGAGGCAACAAGTATGATGCTGACATCAAACAGGAGGAGATAGCAGGACAGACAGAAGTGGATGCTTGGATAACGGCAGGACAACTTCCTGATGGCACTGCCATATCATCCAAAATCAAGAAAAACCTACAAATGACTGCCAAGGTTAAGAAGTATATCCAAGACTTTGCCAATTCTCTCAATATCATTAAAGATGCTGCAACAATTTATGAATCATCAAGCAAGACAGAGGACGATTTGAAGGCATTCAAGCAAGTGTTTGAAAAGTATTATGATGCAGATAATCTTATTGATTATCTTATCATTATTGATATTTTGAGAGATGGAGACTCTACTAGAAAGAATTGGCAGTGGTTTACCTATGATGGTATTAAATGGTGGGTAGGATTATACGATTGTGATTGTGTCTTTGGAGCTTCGTTCTTAGGAATGAATATAATGCCACCAGTTAATTATCATCAAGGTTCAAATGGTAATCTTCCATTAACGTTTATACTAAAGTACTATATGGATGCCTTAAATAATCGGTATAAAATCTTAGCAGATATGGGTATAATTTCTGCTGACCACATGATAGGACTTCTTCAAGACTGGTGTATGCGTATAGGTACAGATTTCTTTAAGGAAGAATACAAGAAATGGTCTGATTCTCCATGTATAGCAGATAGTGTTGTAAGAGACAACTATTGGGAAGCTGTTCTTGATGATAGCGGAAATCTACAGACAGATACATCTGAAACCTACAATGCAACCAAAGCATACAATGTTGGTGATGTTGTGTCATTTGGACTTAATGCTGATATGGGCTACTTCAAATACAAGTGTATCAAGGCTACTGTAGCTTTATCAGAAAACATTCCCCATAATGTTAGTGCTTATTCTCCAATTAAAGTATTTAAGCACTGTGATAACATATACAGGGTACAGAAATGGATTGAGCAAAATATTGCCATCATGGATAAGTTGTATCATTATACAAGAAACAATTAATAATAATTTAAATATTACAGATTATGAATAGATGTTTAGTAACAAAATTAAATGGTAGTGTTGACAACACATCACTGCTAAGAATAGGTGAAATGCGTATTGGTATCAGTAAGATAGATTCTCCTAATCACTGGACACAGGGTTTTCGCATCACCGTCAACAAGTTAACCGTATTGGAAATTATTGGTGATGGTTACTTCACTGATGTAAACCTTACTGCAAACAATGGCAAGAAGATTACTCTGAATCCTAATGTCTACGAGAAAGTATATGTAAGCAATGGCAATTTTGAAGTTGCTATTCTTGATAAGTATGCCCTCGTTGCTATATTTGACTATGATACTTATGACGAAGGTAATTCTACTTATTCTCAAAAGAATAAATCAATATCTGATATAGGTTTCTTTAAATATAGCACTGCTCTGACTTCCTTGGGTCTCAGCAACACAATCATTAGTGGTGATATTGCTAATTTGAAGAATCTTACAGCTCTGACCCGTATAGAGTTGTCTAACACAAACCTTAGTGGTGATATTGCTAATTTGAAGAATCTTACAGCTCTGACCATTCTGAAATTGTCTAACACAAACATTAGTGGTGATATTGCTAATTTGAAGAATCTTACAGCT